ACAAATAAAATAAGCGAACTTTTAAAAAAATAAAAATGAAAAAAGATGATATATACGATGAGGTAATTGCAAGGTTCAACTACCTCTACCATACAGACCTAAAGGACGACCAAGTGAACAACACTATTTCCGACATTGTCGATTGCGTTGATAACTTTGTTAACAACCTAAATTGCAAAGAAGATTATTAACTATTACATTTGTTATAATGTATAAAACTAAAAACAATGGTACAATTAAATTTATCAAAACAATCAACAGAACATTTAGTTGATATGTACGAAGCAAGGATTGATGCCCTACAAAACAACATCGAAAAATTAAAATTAATAATTAAAAACCAAAACTAATGGAACGAGAAAAACTAAAAGACTTGTATAAGAAGTATGAGTTGACGCCTAACGAGATTTTTAAACACAAAAATTTTGTAATTATAACCCGACAAGGTATTGAGAAAATACAAGCCACAGAACAAATACTAATAAAGTTTGACGTTATAAAATGCGAAAGAGATTTTGCAGTTGTAAAAGCAACCGCAGCATTAAACAAAAAAGACCAAAATATCATACAAACGTATGGTAGTGCTTTAAGAGGTAAAACCTATGGAGAGGGCAACACAATGTCGCATTACGTAATGGAACTTGCAGAGAAACGTGCTTTAAGTAGGGCGGTATTAAAACTAACTGGTTTCTATCAACTTGGCGTATTTTCTGAAGATGAAAGCGATGACTTTAAAAAATCAAAATAATGTGGAGTAATTGTTGCGGTGCAGAACCGAGTTATATAAACGATAGTCTTTGCGGTGCTTGTTTAGAACACGCAGAGTTTGACGAGGAGGAATGTTAGAAAACATAAACAAAGAAAGCAGAGGTGTTGCTGCTTATGACAACACCAAAATTTAATTTATATTATATTATGAGTTCATTAATTGTAGGAAGTATTAGAGTAGACAAACTTCCAAAGGAGAAATTTATTCAAGGAAAAGATGGGGCGGTTTACGCTAACATCACAATCTCGGTAGGAGATGAAACAAGGTTTGGAAACAACGTAAGTATTTACGATAGCCAAACAAAGGAAGAACGTGAAGCAAAAGTGCAACGTAATTATTTAGGAAACGCAAAAGTTGTGTGGACTGATAACAAAATTACACTTGCAGAACGTGAGGGCGGGGAACAGAAAACCGCAGTACCAGTTGACGAACAAAGCGGAGATTTGCCGTTTTAAATTTTATTGGGGTGTTATTTGTTTAGCACCCCTTTTATTATTAACTTTAAAGAAAAAAATATGCAAAAACAACAAGAACTAAAACTAACTGAAAAACAAACTGAAAAATTAATGTTAATGGAATACCTTGAACAAGAGTGTTCCGTTGATATAGAAAAAGAAGTTAAGTATCCACCCGTAACATTATCGTTTGGGGAGAAACTAATAAAAGCAGAGGAGGGAGATAGTTTAATTCCAATAGCACTTGGTACTTACGGAAATCTAAGCGTAATTACCGCACCGCCAAAAACAATGAAAACCTTTTTTGTATCATTATTAGCATCGGTTTACTTATCAGACCAAAATATATATGGTGGTAAATTAAAAGGACATCGGGGAGATGGTCACTTATTACATATAGATACCGAACAAGGAACTTGGCATTGTTCTAAAGTGTTTAAACGCCCTTTACAGATGGATAGTAGTATTCCTAAAGATAACTACCACCACTATGCTTTTAGACCGTTAGACCACCAAACGAGGATTGATATGATAGAACATTTATTGGAAACAAAAATCGACAAACCAAGCCTTATAATAATAGATGGTATTGCTGATTTATGTGCTGATGCAAATTCGATTATAGAAACAAATAAATTGGTACAGAAATTGATGCTTTGGAGTGCTAAATACAAATGCCACATTATAAATGTTATCCACCAAAACTTTGGAAGCACTAAATTCGGTACTGGTCATCTCGGTAGTTTCCTTGAGAAGAAAGCAGAAACAGTTATAGCGTTGGAAGCAAACACAGTAAACAAAGAATGGGTCACAGTCAAGTGTGGGAGGTCAAGAGGTTATTCATTCGATACATTTTCATTTAAAGTAAACGATGTAGGACTACCGACAGTAGTTGAAGCAATATACAACCCATTAGCATAGAATTATGATTGAGAAACAAATGATATTGTTGGCACAAAAACAAGAGGATTGGATTAGAATAGTTAAGTCCTTTGGTTGTCAAACAGTAGTAGCAGAAGATTTGGTTCAAGAAATGTATTTAAAGATACACAACCGACTAAATAAAGATTTAAACATTATGTACGATGATAATGAAATCAATTATTATTATGTTTATAGAACGCTACACACTTTGTTTTTAGATTTGAAACGCAAGGAAAAAAGGGTTGTAAAGGTTTACATTGAAGATGTGGATATTGATAGACCAATCGAAGATATTGACTATGTTGGTGCTTATGAGAAGATTGAAGAAGAACTAAACAAAGCCTATTGGTATAACCGAAAGGTATTTGAAATAATAAACGGTGGAGAAAGTGTTGCAGACTTATCACGCAATAGTGGTATTAATTACTATTCACTTTACAACACATACAGAAAAATGAAAGAACAATTAAAAAAACTATTATGATTAAATTTAATCCTATCTTTAAAATACTTGCTAAAGAATTAGCGTTGGGTAGACAAGCAGTAAATAAGAAACTTACATTAGCAAATCCATCAATGGACGCTGGAATTAAAAAAAATCTTGAAATGGATATCAAGGGTAATTTAGGAGAAATAATTGCTATTGACCATCTAACTAAAAAAGGTAAATCATTTGAAATGGCACAAATGCTTTCAACACACCCAGAGAAAAGTTGGGATATAAAATGTGGTAATAAAAAGATTGATGTTAAAACTTTGTATTCAGACAAGAAGTATTCTAAAAATAGACTAATGATAAACAAAGATGCACACCATAAAGGCAAAGGCGTTATTGATATGTATTGGTTTGTTATAGTTGAAAACAATACTGCTTCATTTAAGTATGTAGAATATAAAGATGTCAGCGATTGGAATTTAGCAAAAAACAACAAAAGAGATAACGGGGCAATAAGTCAATACTATTACATAGACATAAGAAAATGATGTTATGAAAACTTTTTTTTATACAATACTCGCAACCCTATTAATGATTTTGAATTGTGACATAACAAAGTTTATAATTAAACTAACTATAATAACAGTAACCGCACTAATAATAAGCAAATACATATGAGATTAGGAGATTTAATATATTACATCACAAAATATACTGGGATAAAATACGTGGTAGATACCTACCATAAAATCAGAGGTAGCAAATGTGAATGTGAAAACAGAAGAAAAAAGTTAAACGAAATAAAAATAGACCGATGGTAAAATTTAATAAACTTGATTATGGAAAATGGACAGAGTTTCGAATGGCAACAAGCAACCACTTATCTACCGATGAGTTTCGACTGGTATGCGAGTTACACGCAACCTACTACAAGCACAGATATTATAAGCCTTGTACTTGTTCTCCCAAGAAAATAAAAAGATGGATTAAAGATTTAAACGCAATTTGGAATAATGGAAATTAAAGACATACATAGATTAGAAGAAGCAATGATTTTACTCCTTAACTTTGAGGGGTGGGATTTAAAACATAGTGGTAAAAGTAACTTACCTTACGATGCAATAGGAAAGACCCAAAAGGGATATCCTTGCGTTATAGAGATGAAGTTCAGAAAAAAGCACTACGACACCAAAATGCTGGAAAAGGGCAAATACGATACTCTAATGGGTATGGACGATAAGTTAGTCAAGATATATTTAGTTAACGATGAGAAAGGAAACTTTATGTACTACCTCAACGAATTAGATATGCCACCATTAGAAAAGAAGCGTTGCCCAAGAAATACTATTTGGAAAGGTGGAAAGGAACAAAAGGAGGTGTATATGCTAAAAGAGAACGACGCTATAAGAATTAACATTAATAAACCGTTACGACCTTATGAAAAATAAATGTTAAAATTTTGTTAAGAATAGTTTTAGTTAACAATAATGTTTGTATATTTGTAGAGTAAATAAATATAAATTTAAAACTATAAAAATGAAAAAAACAAAAATGACCGAAAGTGATATATTTTATACACTTGAACAAGTAAACAAAC